TCGCCCAGATATAATAATATTATCACAACAGATGTCTAGTAGCAAGGAGCGTGGTATAATACTGATATGAGCGAAGAAGAATTAAGATCTATGAGACATAGTCTAGCGCACATTATGGCGCAGGCTATTCAGCATTTATGGCCTCAAGCGAAGTTCGGTGTGGGTCCAGCTATCGATAATGGCTTTTATTATGATGTCTATCTTGACAACGGGACAATTTCTGAAGCTGATCTTCCGAAGATAGAAAAGGAGATGCGAAAGATCATAGCGGCTGATTATCCGCTTGAAAGGCGCGATGTGTCGGTGGAAGAGGCTATTGATTGGGCTATAAAGGGAGATCAGTCATTTAAGGTGGAACTACTGAATGACCTTAAGCGATCTGGTACTACAGTTGCTAGTGAATTGACTGGAGAAAAAATGGGGTCTGTGTCTGATGGCGATAGTAAAGTTGAGACTGTTTCTTTGTATTCTCAGGGTGATTACACTGATTTGTGTAGGGGCGGACATGTGGATAGCACTGGAAAGGTTGGCGTGTTTAAACTTACTAAGACGGCTGGAGCGTATTGGCGAGGCAGTGAAAATAATCCACAAATGCAACGAATAT